ATAATATTTTAGTTGTTACTGCACCACTATTATCACAAAGATGTAAACAGCCACCACCTTTGATATAAAGTCTACCATTCATTCTCAATTCTGTATTTACAGATTGACTATTCTTTAACATACCATAAATGTATGAATCGCCAAACCCAGAGGAGATACTAAATGCAGTATCTAATGTAACAGTATGACCTGCAGCAATATTAAATGTATCACCATTAGCAGATGGTGAACCACCACCTCCCCAAGTAGCTGAAGCTGTAAAGTTACCTGATTGTGTGCTTGTATAGGCTGCCACTATTCGTTATCCTCTCCATCTAATACAAGTTCACGATTAATATTAATAATACATAATTTATTTCCATTATCTAAATTAGAAATTTTTATTTCTGTATTATCATAATCGTCATCTACATTAACAACTTTATTATCTGAATCTATCTCAAACTTAACTCTCATATTCTACCTCAAACCCTTCTGTATCTTTACGATTAGCTTGTACAAAATAAAAACAATCTATTTTTGTAGCTGAAGTATTTTCTACATAAACTTTGTTGTCTCTTATTTCTTTGACATATAATTGTTGCATATGTCCTTTTGGGGTTAATTGTGCTGTGATGCTATCTTCATGTACTAATCCTGTCCAATAGTCAGGTAGCTCTATTACATTCTCATCTGTAAGTATTCCACGAACATATACACCGTGTTCAGGACCTTCTAATGATCCATGCTTCAATCTCATATTATGCTTTGTTGGGTGCTCAATGTCAAATGATTTAGTTGCCGCTGATAATGCTCCAGTAATGGTTAAATTACCTGAACCATCAATTCTTCCAACTTGATTTGAATTACCGTCTCCAAAAATTGTTCCATTAGTTGAACTTCCACCATCACTAGTATACCAGTTTAAATAAATACCATAATTACCAGAAGCAGAGTCAATATGAAGGTTTCCGTTACTAGTGTATATAGATGAAGATTTGTTAGCAGTAGAACCATGAAGTCTTATAAAACCACTTTCTGTAGTACTTCCAGTTCCTAATTCAAGAACTGCTGTTGACCCTGCTCCATTATCTAATATTTGAACGCCATCAGAGTTGGTTTGAAACTTCTTGACGTTATCATGAAAAATTTCTACTGCACCATCACCATTAAAGTTCGCTATTGTCTCATTACCATGAGATTTCATGGACAATCTGTTTCCAGTATCTTCTAATATTAATCTAACATCATAGTCTACACTGACATCATGAGAAAAATCAATTTGGCATGACGTGTTAGAGTTATCTCCTACTAACGATATTTGTGGATCACTACCTTGAGATAACCCAGCAT